TCAGTTGAAAGAGTTACCGGATTATCGAACATTGCCGGCAGTAGATTGGAATGAAAGCTGATATGTTTGGCAAGATCATGGATAGCCTGTAATCTAAGGTGAGGTTGATCAGACACTAGCAGATCCCGAATTGCGTCGAGTTGCATATTTAACTCGGTAGTAATTTCAGTGTGCTTATCAAGTAACGTGCCTAACCTATCGACTATATTATGGGCTATCTCCGTAATCTCTTCTTGAGATACCTCGACAGTCGGATCGGATATCTTACCGTAGTCTCCCATAAACTTAAACATATCTTGGGCTTGCTTAACCCGGAACATCGGAGCTCCATGCTCTTCCAGATCAATGATATAAGCCTGAGAGTCTATGATCCCCTGTTGCTGGAAGTAGTTTAGATAATCCTGTGAGCTTGCGGTAGGTGTGAGTAGAGTAGGCTTCTGCTGAGTCCTGATGATACTATCAATCTCCTGTTGGTCAAGGTCAAGTTCCTGTATCATGGCATCAGTCCAGCCTAAAGCCTTTAGTTGCTGTGTTGCTTCGACAGCTTCCTGTATCATGGCATCAGTCCAGCCTAAAGCCTTTAGTTGCTGTGTTGCTTCGGCAGCTTCTTCGATCGGTAATACTTTCTTCTCGAGGTTTTTTTGTGCTACCCTCTGCGCTTCGTCCTTAGCCTTGAGCTGCTTGAATACCAGCTCTTTCTCAGACTTCGCGACTATCTCCCGAATGTTCCCTTGCAGTGCAGGATTAGCCTCTACTACAGCGTCGAGGGCTTTCTGTGTCGCTACCTGTGTGCTATCACCCTCACTTATAAAGCCTGTCCTAGATGACTGATAGAGCTCCATTTGCTCGGGGGTAAGAGTTTTCAGGAGTTTATATTGAATATTGAGGATGATCTCGCCACCGGCGCCCATCCCTAAACCCATGCCTACACCAAGAGAGAATACCATTTTCATATCAGGATCTTGCCACATTTCGAGGAATCCCCTCTCATCCCCCATAGCCTTTTTCTGTAGCATTTCCTGATAGAATTCTTCACCGCCCTCAGTAAGACCGGTAATGAATAACTTGCCCCCAACCTGTAGAGTCTTGATTAACCCCCTTGTCATTAAGGATGCACCGGCCTTGCCGAATGGAGTAGGCATAAAGGCAGCAGCTAACTGAATAGCATCAAGTCCGGCTAGTTTAAGGTTACCCTGAAATACCTTGTCGGCTACCCTCGAGGCTTCCTCATGAGACAAGCCTTCCATCCTTGCCTGATCATAAGCTCCGCCGGCTTCCAGTGCCGATTCTATAGGACGACTCAATATCGCCCCACCAATACCAGTTAAGATAGCCTTGCCTACAGCTCTTAGACCTATCCTAGCAGCAACGGATCCAGCCAAGCCATAAGCACCAATACCCGGGATCGCTAACGTCATGAGAGTAGGTAAGGTCCTCAGGCCATAAGTCGACCAAAATTCGCCGGTGAATAAAGCTTCCCATGTAAACTCTGCCGGTTCAAAAGGCACTGGCGCTGCTTGGACTTGCATAAACTGTCCAGCCTTTATTATCTTTTCGCCAATGCCATCTTGCCCTAACCACTTGAAGACTCCCCCGGTATTAGCTACCAAGTCGCCAACGCCGGCAGTAAATGTTCCCATTAACCCGGCGCCTTCGGCTGCTACCTGTTCCGCTTTCTTTTCTACCACCAGAGCATCGATACTGAAGAAGTCCGACATTTGATACTCGGGCATATCGGGATAAATGACCTTAACTATAGCCTCGGTTTTATCATTCCTACCTTCCGATATCAAGTTCCGTCTTAACTGCTCCGGATTCTTATAAAAGAACTCGGCCATATGATCGGCGCTGCCCTCTTTGACAAGAAGTAAGCCGTCGACTAATGATTGTCTCCATCGATCATACTCCGGAGTTTCAGCAAAAGCATTGAAAGACAGATCAGCGATCAGATTCTTCGGGCTCATTGTAAAGAACTGCTCATACTGAGCGCCCCATCCCATTTGCTCGATGAGCTTCTTTACCTCGGCTGTATCACCCATCAGCTTAATCTCTTCTATGAACTGCTCAAAGTCCTCGCTGATAAACTCACTGAATTGATCTATTCTCTCGAACTCAGGGAAGACGGCCTGAATGTTACCTAATGCCCTCTCTTCCTGCTGTATATAATCGAGCGACTGCAGGATCCCCTCCTCTGTCATACCGATTAACTGCAGTATTTCTTGTGCCTTTTCAGGGGTAGTCCTCAGATCGAGATCATCAAGGAAGGCTTGCGGATCCTCGTTGTATTTAGTCTGAAGCTCGGCTAACATATCCGGGATATCTTCAAGAGTATAGTCAGGGAACTTGGCATAAACATCACTGATAATAGCGAGAGCTTCTCCATATTGTCCGTATTCAAATTGCGGACGTATCGGGGCTCCGGCAGTAAACCACTTCTCCCAAGCTAGTTGCCCGCCGGTTCGCTGATATTCCTTGAACAGAACGAGATAGTCTCTATTCTGTTGTGTTAAAGGACTCGGCAATGATTCGCCGAATACCCGGATCAGGATATCCTCAGATACCCCGGCTGCCCTTGCACCGGTTATATCGTAGGTTCCACTCTCAGTTTCAAACGGAGTTAGCGCTAGCCGATCCGCTTTTTGTATCTGAGCTTCCGGAGTCTCTTCATAAGTCTCGATCTGCTTAACGAGTTGCTCATAGTAAGGCAAGAATCTCTCTTCCTCAGGAGCGACAGGAACTTCCCCGGTTGTCGAATACTCCCTCATCCATTCCTGTTGCTGCACATCAAGCTCATAGAGCTCTTTAGAGGATATTAGCGGACTAACCGGGCCCTCAGGCTCTTGTTCTATCTCTTCAACATCAGGCTTCGGGGGTTGATTACTCTGCTCAATCCACGTTCTAGTGCCGTCTTTATTGATTCGCCAATATCCTGTTTTAATTGTGGTATCATTAACCATCGATCACCTATTGGTAATATACTAAAGATATATACTATTGAGTAGCCCTACGTCGTGGCTGTAAAGGAACTCTCGGCCGGGCTGTCTGCCTCATGGTGTTTAACTCGGGAGAGAATCCTTGCCCTGCTCCCCTCGGGGGTTGCATAGCTTTCATTACCCTACGGTCAAATTCATCATGTGTCAATTTCTTATCGGGCATCGGCCGTCTCCTTACTCCTAGTGGATATTTCTTGCCGGCGTTGCTGCCGGTTGTCTGTCTCTTCCGGCTCCATTTCCGTCTCTTCCCCCGGCGCCTGCCGGCCACCACCACTACCCTGATCAAACAAGTCCAGCATCTTCGGAGCGCCACCGGCCGGCAGTCCGCCCCTTTCCGGAGCTAGGCCAGTATCCATGCCGGCAGCTCTCTGCCGTAGAGTAAACTCAAGTTGCTGTAGTGTCATTTCAGCTTGGATATACTTCTCGTCGTCGATCTGCTGGCGACCGACAAGATAGAGAGATTGAGCGATATCACCGGCCTCGCCTTTCTCAGCCCGAGCCTTCATGATCTCGCCGTTTGGATCATCAAATTTAACTATATTGGAGAATGTAGTATGTCTTGATACTCCGATCGCCATTGCCTGCTGAGCGATAGCGTAGTTAGCGATATCCTGCTCCGGTGAAGTGGAGTGGAATTCATACCTCGTGCCGAATTTCTTATCAAGCTCAGTGGCAGCGTAAACATTCTCGGCGCCTTCCTCTCCGAGCTCGACAGTATAGCCGGCCTGAACATATTGATTCTTGATCATCTGAGACATTGCCCGATAGAAGAGAGACAGGGAATTAAGTCTCGGGATAAAGATAGCGTCCTTCGATGCTGTCAGCTTAGAGATAGCAACGGCCGACAGTGGGAAGGAAAGATTGCCGTAGTCTATGTTCGGCAGACCGCCACGCTGCAGGGCGCCGACCAACATATTCAGCCCCAATCTTGCAGCGTTCCTTACATCATTAACCGGAACTGCAGCAAGCTTTTCGCTAATGCCGAGCTCCGTTATTTTGCGCCGGCCGAAAGGACTGTCCATTGGAGAGCCTTCGTTTGGCTCTTCCAAGTTAGCAATAAGCGCGCCCTCAAAACTGAGATCTGTTAATGTCATGAAGATAGAGGCTGCCCTGTGCAGCTCGGGGATCAAGCCCCGGTTAGGAGCGAATACCGATTCGCCCTGGTATTTAATTATGCCGGCGTCAGCGAAACTCTGCAGGCCGGCGCCAGACTTGGCATAGACCAAAGGTGGATAGTCGAGGCCATGCTCTTGAGGGCGCTCCGGATGAGGTCCCTCAAGCTGGCTGGCTTGAGATCCACCCTTATATGGTATGCCGGCAATGAAGATATCGTTGACTCGATCATTCCAAAAGTCAGTTACAACAGCGTAGGGGGAACGGATAGTAATGCCGTAATCCCTGTAGATCTGCATTTTCGTCCGGGTAACATCGTAAGCACCCCATATTAAACCGGTAGAATCTGTCTCAAATAAGAAATACCTCACATCGAGGGGCATGATATCAGGGATGAATCTATCTCCGTCCATCCTCATCAACACCCGGGCTGCGATCGATCCACGAATCAAGATCTGCTCAATGAGGAATCCATAGAGAGAAATAAAGATAGCATTAGCCAGCATCAGATCATTGGTGTAGTAAATATCGTCATAGAATGTCTCAATATTGGTAGTCTCTTTATCGCTGAGCTCCTTACCAAAGACGATACGCTGCATATTGGCACCGTTCATAATGGCAGCACAGCGATTCCAGTAGACCATAGCTTCATTCATGGTTACATTGATAACGTCAGGAGTGGGCTGGCCGTCGAGCTGCTGCATCCTGAAGGGATCAAGAATAGCCAGCTTCTTATCCTCATCATATCTCTTGAACAGCGTAGACTTCGCCTTCCTGTCCTCGACGACAAGCTGATAGTTAGGTGCGTTATTCTGTAGTGAGCTGTATTCCTTACTCATTATCGACATGGGCCACTCCTTAATATCTCGTTTGTCGAGGCTTTCTTCCACCCCTCTTGGTATTGAATGTCATCATAACGGCGTCTCCAAGATCCGGAGACTTACTTCCCCGGGCCTTCGCATCTTCCTTGCTCTCGATCTGCAGTTGTCCTTTGCCGTTATAGGTGTAGCGGATATCTGCTAGCTGCGCCTTGAGCTTCTCATTGTTCGGAAGGTCCAGCTCTCCATCGATAAGCTTCTGATTGAAAGACCACCAGCCTTCAGCTCGCCGGTTAAGGAAGCGCTCCGTATCGAGCGCCGGCTTACCGGCGTCAAACTCGTAGAAGTTATACTCTTCGCCTATCTCTTTCTTTATGTTATCGTAGATCCCGGCGCCGTAGCCGACAACATCGACATACGTTCTTACCGGCTTATTCTCCCGGGTTAATGTAGCCGTTCTGCCCTGAGTATAAGTAGCCTCTTGCATCCCCCAAGTAACGATATCGAAAACTTTATTACCCTGCCGGGCAGCATAAGCGCACTCGTCGTCACCGTATCTGGCCACATCGAGGGCTGATATTTTGAGTGCCTTCTCGTATTCCTCTTTATCGAGGCTCCTTGACATGGCGAACTCGATATCTGACAGCTTACAGAGGTTATTGATACCGGCCTCGGGGAACTCCCCCAGGACAAATACTACATAAAGATAACTACCCTTCCCCCAATTCTTATAGCGCTCAGCTACTTTTTGAGGGCTCATAAGTTGAGGGAAAGGCAATTCTTTACCACCGCATTTATTAACCCACTCACCGGACGCTATATCTTCCTCAGTGATACCGAACGAAGCGAGGTTCGGCGTATCGAAAGCGGAAATATGATACTTCTTATAGAGTTCAGAGGTAAACGTCTCCCGGAAAGCGCCGACTGAATTAGTAGGATTAGAAAGCAGGAGCTCATGAGTGTTACCGCCTGAGAGTGGATTCTCAATAGCTCCGTAGATATCCTGAGTTAAGCCGGCAGCATCGTCGCCAACCACCAGCACATTAACGTTATGGTAACCTAGCATCCGCTCCGGCTCATCGGTAGCAAAGCCGACAGCGAAATGATTATCTGCGAGCTCGAGCATCTTCCGCGTAAGATTCCCCTCGAGGGGCATATTCGAGTTAGTATAGGCAACCCGGATCTCACGCCAGAGCACATCTTCGACCTGTCGATTAGTTGGCGCCGTAGTGATCACAGTAGCCGGCTGATAGTTATAGAGGAAAGCCAGCACAATACCGGCTGCCTCGTATGTCTTCCCGGAGATCTCACAGCTCCGAACGGTTACCCGGGGGTACATGAATGTAGCTTGAGCAATCGCCTTCTGCATCCGCCATTGAGGACGGCCGAGCACTGTTTCAATCCACCAATCGGGATATTTTCTGGCCTGAGTCCTGATCCGGAGATCTTGTTCAGGCGTTCTCTGCATAGTTGTCATTTAGGTATACTCGCTCTCGGTGTTACCTGAGGCCCTTGATACGCCTGATCCCACTCCGGATAATAGCCGGGATCCTCGGGCGCCGGCGCTGAATCCAAAGCTTTACCCTTGAGATAATTCCAACCCATATACCAATGCGTTACCGACATAACACGCTGCGAGTCCTCGCCACACTGAGGACAAGGAGCCGGCAACGAAGACTCGCTCATGGGCCGGCGCTCCTCGAAGCGCAACGGACGCTCACCATGTCTATTACATTCGTATTCGTAGTGGGGCATTAAGCCTCCTGTTCAATATGGGCTTTTTACATTAGGTGTTAATGTGTAATGTTCATATATTGGTAGCAGGGGTGGGAGTCGAACCCACAAATCAGGGGTTATGGGCCCCCGAGGCGTCCGTCGCTCCCTGCATACTGCCGACCGGATAGGGAATGACTTTCGGACAGAACCCTATCCGGACAGCATTTTGATAATCTTCTCGCCGTAAACAGTTACTATAATAAAAAGCACTACCCCTACAATCAGGGTAATAACTACTGCTTCTAATATCAGCTTGCCTAGATACTTCATCCGTATAACTCCCTGAGTCCTCTCGGGGGATTCGACCAATCAATAGGTCTCGTCCACGCCAAAAATCCGCCAATACGCACAGCCCAATACATGAGAGTCCGCTTCCACTTCGCTACCCCGAGGTCGGCCATGGCGTCGAGGAAGATAACGTCAGCCTGATACCGGTCAAGCTGAATCTGATCGGACTGATAAATGAAGTCGTGGATAACGGCA